CAGGCCCTGGAGAAGTCGCTGTCCACCAGCGCTAAGACTACCCAGGACCTGGCAAAGCAGCGTGAGGCTCTTGCCAAGCTGACCAAGACCGGCGCCTATGGCGAGGCCGAGGCGGCGAAGATCTCCGCGCAGCTCGACAAGCAGCAGGTGGCCCTGGCCAAGTCTGCCCTGGACGAACAGAAGGCCCTGAACAGCCTGCTGGGCGCAATCGACCCGGCCCGCGCCGCACTGGCGAAGCTGGACACTCAGGTCGAGCAGCTTGGTAAGCATCTGGACGCCGGCCGCATCAGCCAGGATCAGTACAACACTGCCCTGAGCAAGATCGACAAGGACTACGCCAAGCTCGAAAAGACGGCCACCGGTTTCGACAAGCTGCGCCTCGGCACCCGCCAGGCGCAGGAAAACGTTGTGCAGTTGGGTAATGCGCTGTCCTCTGGCGACTGGGGTAGTGGCGTTCGCGCCGTCGCTCAGTTGGGCGCCGGAGCTGGCGCTGGTGCTGCTGGTCTGCTCGCCATCCTGGCGCCGCTGGCGTTGGCCACTGCTGCTGTGGGCGGCCTGGCCGTTGCGTACTACAAGGGCAGCGAAGAACAGGACCGCTACAACAAATCCCTGATCCTTACTGGCAACTACGCCGGCGTGAGTGCGGGCCAGTTGGGCGACATGGCGCGGCAGGTCAGCGCTACCGTGGGCACCACTGGCCAGGCTGCTGCCGTTCTGGCGATGCTGGCGGACAACGGAAAGATCACTGGTGATAGCTTCACCGGGATTACCCAGGCTGCCGTGTCGATGCAGGAAGCCACCGGTAAGGCGGTCAGCGAGACGGTCGCGGAGTTCGTGAAGCTGGCCGACGACCCGGTCAAGGCGTCTGCCGCGCTGAATGATCAATACCACTACCTGACAGCCTCGGTTTACTCGCAGATCGCGGCACTGGAAGAGCAAGGCGATCACGCCGGCGCGGTGAAGCTGGCCACAGAGCAGTACGCCGATGCCATCAATGAGCGTACACCGAAGATCCTGGAGAACCTCAGTTTTTGGGAGAGGGCTTACAACGCGGTTGCTCAGGCAGCCGATGGCCTCAAAAATGCCGGCCGCCGAGATATCAACGCGGACATCGAAAATGCCCGCGCTGGATTGGCTGAAGCCCAGGGCATGGATGGCCTATTCCAAAACCAAAAGTCCAAGGATGCCTTGATCGAGTTCCGGCAAAACCGCCTGAACATGCTGGAAGATGAGAAAGCCGCCCAGGAAGATATCGCCAAGTGGGAGGGCGAGCAGGCCAAGGCACAGGGTGCGGCCGTTACTGCCATGACCAAAGTTGACGCGCTGACCAAGTCGTCGTTGACCAATGAGCAAAAGCGGACCAAAGAGCTTGAGGACTACAAGCAGCAACTGGCTGATATCCGCAAGGTTTCGCCAAACGATCCGCGCCTACAGCAGGACGCTGTCGATAAGAACATAGCGAACATCAACGCCAAGTTCAAAGACCCCAAAGCGCCCGGCAGTCAGGTCGATCTGACCAGCTTCAACAGCGCCAAGAACGACCTGGCTGCCATCACCAACACCTACAAAAACTACCAGAAGGAACTGGACGCGGCGCAGAAGGCCGGCCTGCTTTCAGAGGCTGATTACCTGCTGCGGCGCCAGGCGCTGATCGGCAATCAGCTCGACCAGACCACGGCAGCGTACGAGGCCGAAATTGCGGCGCTGGAAGCCGCCAAGGGCAAGAAAACCACATCGGCAGCGCAAAGCATTCAACTCGACCAGAAGATAGCCGACGCGCGCGCAGGGATGGTCAAGGCGCAGAAGGATGCCGATAGCCAGCTAGAGGTGTTGGCTACCAATGAGACCGGGCGACTTGCCAAGCAGGAGCGGGCGATCAGCTCGTACGTGCAGGCGCTGGGGCAGCAACAGAGGGCCTTGGAGCTTGCAGGTCAGCGCGCAGTGCTCGGCGTGGGGCAGGGTGATCGCCAGAACGCGCTGAGCGGCGAGTTGAACAGCCAGCAGGACCGGTTTGCTCAGCAGTCGCTGGAGCTTGCCAGCCAGAAGTCCGACCCATCGCGCAACATGTCGGAGGAAGAGTTTAAACGGAAGTCGCAGGCACTCGCAGACGCGAACAAGGCCGCCACCGACCAGATCCGGCAGAACTATGCGGATGTGGAGAATGCCCAGGGCGATTGGACCAAGGGCGCGACTGCGGCGTGGGACAACTACCTGGATTCGGCGCGCAACATTGCCGGACAGACAAAAAGCCTGTTCGGTAATGCCTTCAGCTCCATGGAGGACTCGATCGTCAACTTCGCCATGACTGGGAAGCTTTCCTTTGCGGACTTCACCAAGTCGATTCTGGCGGACATGGCGCGCATTGCTACGCGTCAGGCCAGTTCGGCATTGTTGGGCAGTTTGGTGGGGGCAGCGGCCAGCTACTTGGGCGGCAGCGCCGCGGGTGGAGGCAATGGGCTGGCAGCTGGGTCTGCTGGTGCCACATCGTCAAACCTCGGCGCGTCCTCGGCTGGTTATTCAGGTACCTATCTCAGTGGCTTCAGGGCAACTGGAGGCCCCGTTGAGCCGAACTCTCTGTACCAGGTGAACGAGCTCGGTCCAGAGCTCTACAACGAGGGTGGGAAGTCGTACCTGATGACGGGTGCAAATGGAGGGAGTGTCACGCCGCTTGCTACGGGAGGCGGGCCTGGGATGTCCGCATTGACTGGTCGCGGGGGCGGCGGTGGGACTTCGGTTAGCCTCACCATGCCGATTATGGTCATGACGGATGAAGAGTCAGGCAAGTCGGATGGCGACAAACTTGATACTGAACTCTTCCAGCGAAACATGCAGGAGCGCATGCGCAGCGTCGCGAAAGAAGAGATCGCCAAGTCTTGGCGCCAAAATGGTGTGAGCCGCCAAAACGCAAGAGGGTGAAGTATGGCAATCGAACGATTCACCTGGGCGACGGAGAAGGGCGCGGAAGGGGATGTTACCCAGCGCGTCCGCACCAAGCAGTTCGGGGACGGATACGAGCAGTCGGTCGAGGACGGTCTTAACAACCAGTCCCAGTCCTGGCCGCTCGTCTTCACTGGCGCCAAGCCTCGGGTGATGTTGATCAAGGCGTTCCTTGATCGGCACAAGGGGGCAAAGGCGTTCCTCTGGACGCCACCCCTCGGGGAGCTTGGCCTCTACAAATGCAACGGCTATAAGCCCGTGCACCGCGGCGGCCAGGTCTACGCCATCACTGCAACCTTCCAGCAAACCTTTCATCCCTGAGATAACCGCCCATGGCACTGATCACGGACATCCAGAAACTGGAGCCCGGCGGCGAGATTCGCCTGTTTGAAATTGACGGGACCGAGTATGGCGCGGATTACCTGCGCTTTCATGGGCACGCCATTCCGCACACGCCCGAAGAGCTGCTGGCCTACGAGCATTCTGATGAGGATTTGCCGGCCAAGTCGATTTGGTGGCAGGGCGAGGAGTACGCGGCCTGGCCGGTGCAGATTGAGGGTATCTCCTCGAGCAGCGACGGCACCGCTTCTCGGCCGACTTTCGCCGCCGGCAACGTTAACGGGCGGGTCACCGCGCTTTGTCTCGCCTTCGAGGACCTGCTGAAGTTCAAGCTGACGGTTCGCGAGACGCTGGCCAAGTACCTGGATGCAGCGAACTTCCCCGAGGGAAACCCAACTGCTGACCCAACTCAGGAAGCGCTGGAGATCTGGTACATCGACCAGAAAACCAGTGAGGACGGCGAGGCCGTGGTCTGGGAGCTGTCCTCTCCGGGCGAGATAGACAATCACGGCCTGCCCGGGCGGCAAATGACGACGTTCTGCCACTGGGCCATGACCAATGGCTACCGTGGGCCAGACTGCGGCTACACCGGCGCGGCAATGTTCGACGACGAGGACAACCCCACGGACGATCCGTCGAAGGATCAGTGCAAGGGCTGCCTCTCGTCCTGCAAGTTGCGTTATGGCGAGAACAACGAGCTTGCTTTCGGTGGGTTCCCTGCCGTTTCCCTCATTGCCCGGAGCTGATCATGCGAAAACACGTCATTGCGGCCATCCAGGCGCACGCCGCCGCCCAGTACCCGAAGGAGTGCTGCGGGCTGCTGCTGGCAATAGGGCGGACGCAGAAGTATTTCCCGTGCCGGAACATCGCCACTCAGCCGAGCGAAGGGTTTCGTCTCGACCCAGAGGACTACGCCGCGGCGGAAGATCTGGGCGAAGTGATCGGCATCGTTCACTCACACCCGGACGCCACCAGTAGGCCGTCACCGCATGACCTGGCCATGTGCGAGGCCACGGCGCTGCCCTGGCATATCCTGTCCTGGCCCGAGGGCGACATGCGCACGATCACACCGACCGGCCGCACGCCGTTGCTCAAGCGCCCGTTCGTGCACGGTGCCTGGGACTGCTGGCAGGTCTGCGCCGACTGGTATCAGCGTGAGTGGGGGATTGAGTTCGAGGCCTTCCAGCGCGTAGATGGCTGGTGGGAGAGTGCGGAGAACGCCAGCCTGTACGAGCAGCACTACGAGGCTGCCGGCTTTGTTCGCGTTGACCGGCCGCAGCGCGGCGACCTGATCGTCATGCGCGTCGGGCGAACGGTTCATCCGAACCATGCCGGGATCTATCTGGACGCCGACCCGACGCTACTTGGCGAAGAGTCGAATGTATTCGGGCCCGGGCCATTCATGTTGCACCACATGTACGGTCGGCCATCTGAAATTTTGGTGTTCGGCGGCCCATGGCTCGACAGAACAAGCCTGATCCTTAGGCACAAAGATACATGCGTACCACTTACACCCGTCGAGCACGAAACGATATAGTGGAACCGATTTAGGTACCGAAGAGAATTTATGATTAAAATGCCTATCGGATGCCTACAGCTCATAAATATACTAGCCCCGAAGCCATGGAAGGAGATACTCAATGACCGCGAACTCAGGCGTACAAAAGTTTTGCCTGCCTGCTAAACTAGGTATAGCTGCTGATCTAACTCTCGGGATTTCTGACTCCTTGGGGTACATTGCAGATTGCTTGCTTGTACATAATGAAGTAGTGGTTCCACTTGACGCTATGTCTCTAAGTGAGCTGGAGGATACTTTTGGGACTGATCAATTAATTGCCTTGATCAGTGAGGGGCGACTGCGATTTTGCCCTGGCTTTTCAATGGAATATGCAAATAAAAACAAGCCGAACAGATTTGATCGAGATGAATTTCTTGAAGGTGTAAAGAGTAAAGAGGTTTTTCGAGAACATCTCGATCGAAAATTATTATTTAAGCAGATTGAAAAAACTTTTCTCGATCCATTAATTTCCGACTACTCGAACTGGCTGCCTGCCAAGAATCAAGTTGATGATTCCTTTGATCGATTTGCTGGGAATAATAAGTATAGCCATTTTTATCCTGTCGGTATGCCACGCTATTACCGCACAGGTGCTATTTTCGGCGTAGCAAGAATGAATGATTTACTTGCGGTGGGTGTTCCAGCAATGGAGATGGACTCCGAGCTTCCTACGCTTTTGGAACTCTGTTTTCCAACCCTTAATAATAATATCTTTGACGAAGAGTCGGCTTACTTGAAGTCGCAAAAAGTAATTAAAGATCTCCATAAAATCGAGGGTTTACCATCTTTTGAGAAACCCGGTCGTAAACCGGTCCATCGAACCGATGATGAAATTAAGCTTGTCGTAAAGGCTGTGTTGAGCGATGAGGCTGGCGACTTGAGGAGTTGGCTTGCGGCTAATCTTACTTCCGATCTGGATGTTCGCTCGGCCTATGATAATGCTGAAAAATTACTTCCCTCTAAAAGCGCTTGGACGAACTGGCTCAGGTTCGGATCCTCCACTGGATTTGGTACCGCCATCGGAACTATGATACCTGATCCGATTTTGGGTTTTGCGGCGGGGACGGCAGTTGGTGCTGTTGATCTACTTTTCGGCGAGAAAGCTACATCCCTTGCATTGGATTCTTACCATCCAAAAATTTGGCTCTCTCATGTGCAACGCCAAAATGTTATAAAGTGAAGCTCCTAGTGATTCTAGTTTGCATATGGTGGAGGGGAGAGAGTTTGTTTGTCTAAGGCAGGGTCTTGATATGCGGATTTTGATAGCAGTGGTGGCGGTGGCGATGCTGGCGGGGTGCGCGTCGAGTCACGTTGATGTTCCGCAGCCCCACGAAACTCAAGAGTGTATGAGCTACAGATCAATGATAACCGCGCCCATGGCGCCGGATGTGATGCAACGATTGAAGGCTGCGTGCGAGCATTCGAGGTATCAGTAGCTTTCGAGTTGCTTTGTGGTAGCCAACCTCCCAGCTAGCGCTGGGCTTTTTGCATCTGGCGCTAGCGACTGTTATCGCATCAATGGGTGCCTTCATACTGAGGCAAATTCAGGATAGGCGGTGACACCGAAGTCGGCCTTGATATCAAGCCAACATCCATGTGACCGCCAGATCAGGCATGCACACCACCCTCGGGTGGTTTTTTATTATCTGGAGAAAAGTTATGGCCGCACTCGCTATCGAATATCAGCGGATGACGACAATCTTGTTGTATGGGCAACTTCGCCAATTCGGGCGCTCTTTCCGGCTTTCCGTCAGATCGCCCGCCGAGGCAATTAAAGCGCTTTGTGTGCAGATTCCTGGGTTTGAGCGATTCATCTCAAATGCAAAGTCGAGAGGTATTGAGTTTGCTGTATTTCGCGGGAGCAAGAACCTCAAAGAAAAAGAGCTTAGCTACGGCGGAGCTGGAGATATTCGTATTGCCCCGGTCATCTGCGGGAGCAAGCGTGGCGGTGTACTTCAAACAATCGTGGGCGTTGTTTTGCTTGCGGTAGGGGCGGTATTGACTTATGCCTCTGGCGGCACAGCCACACCTTTTACTTCTGGAATGATGATGATGGGGGCCTCCCTTGCACTTGGCGGCGTAATCCAAATGCTCAGTCCCCAGGCCGGCGGCCTCAAGACCAGCGCCGCGCCAGAGAACACGCCGGGCTATGCTTTCGGTAGCGCCAAGAACACCACGGCGTCCGGAAACCCGGTCCCTCTGTGCGCAGGACGACGTCCTTGGGGTGGGGCAATCATTAGTGCAGCGATTTACGCCGAAGACCAAATGTAGCCCGCACGTGAAGTACCGCAGCCGCCATTGAGGCGGTTTTTTATTGCCTGGAGGAAAGCATGGGCGCAGTACGCAAAATTGATATCCGCGGCGCCAAGGGTGGTGAAGCAAAGCCTAAAACCCCAACTGAGGCCCCGGACAGTCTGCGCTCAGTAGCCATTGCAAAGATGCTGATTGCTGTAGGCGAGGGCGAGTTTGAAGGCACGCCTACGGATCGCGACATCCGCCTCGACGGTACCCCGTTGCAGGACCCCCAAGGCAACACGAACTTCCCGAACGTGAAGTGGGAGTGGCGTACCGGAGCGGTGGACCAGGCCTATATCCGGGGCATTCCGTCGATCGAGAACGAAACGACGATCAGCACCGAGTTACGTAGCGGTACGCCTTGGGTTCGAGCGATCAGCAACACCCAGCTTTCTGCCGTGCGGGTACGTTTCGCCTGGCCGGCGCTCCAGTCCGTGGATGCGAGTGGCAATATCAATGGCTACCGGATCGAATACAAGGTCGAAGTGGCCACCGATGGCGGCGCCTACCAGCAGGTGCTGAGCGAGGCCGTCGACGGCAAGACCACGACTGTGTACGAGCGAACTCGCCGAGTCGACCTGCCTAAGGCAGCCAGCGGTTGGCTCATGCGCATCACCCGACTGACGATCAATCAGAACAACAACAAAATCTCCGACACAATGCAGATTGCCGGCTTCACGGAGGTGATCGACGCGAAGATCCGCTACCCGAATACCGCGCTACTTTACATCGAGTTCTCCGCTGAGCAGTTCCGCAGCATTCCCGCCGTGACTGTTGTGTGTGATGGCCGAAAATGGCAGGTTCCAAGCAACTACGACTCGCGCTCTCGCAGCTATATAGGCGTGTGGGATGGCACCTTCAAAGAGGCTTGGACGGACAACCCCGTCTGGCACACCTACGGCATCACCACGAACGACCGCTTCGGCCTGGGCCGCCGCATCAAGCCGTGGATGGTCGACAAGTGGGAGTTGTACCGCATCTCGCAGTATTGCGACCAGCAGGTGCCGGATGGGAAGGGTGGCATGGAGCCGCGCTTTATCTGCAACCTCAACCTTCAGAGCAAGGCTGACGCGTGGTCGCTGCTGCGTGATATCTCAGCGATCTATCGGGGCATGACTTACTGGGCTCAGGGCCAGGTCTTCACCCTGTCGGATATGCCGCGCGCTACGGACTTTGACTTCGCCTACACCCGCGCGAACGTTATTGATGGCAAGTTCACATATTCCAGCGCGTCGGAGCGTACCCGCTATAGCCGGGCCCTGGTCAGCTACGACAACCGTGAGAATAACCACGACACCGACGTCACTTCTGTCACTGACCAGAAGCTGCAGCGTCGCTACGGCGATAACCCGCTTGAAATCAGTGCTATTGCATGTGACCGCGAGTCGGAGGCCCAACGCCGAGGTAAGTGGGCGCTGCTGACGAACTCCAAGGACCGGGCCGTTACCTTCAAGGTCGGCCTCGACGGGCGCATTCCGCTACCTGGATACGTGATCCCGATCGCCGACGAACTCCTTGCTGGCCGGCCGGTGGGTGGACGCATCTCGGCGGTGAACGGCAAAGTCATCACACTGGATCGCGATACCCAGGCCAAGCCCGGCGATCGCCTGATCCTCAACCTGCCCGACGGCAAGTGCGAGGGGCGGACCGTGCACCTGGTCAGCGGCCGGCAGATTACCGTGACCGTTGCCTACTCCGTTGCGCCCGAGCCCGAACTGGTGTGGGCGCTGGATGCCGACGACCTCGCCATCCCGCTGTACAGGGTGGTGAGCGTGGCCCGGCCGGAGCCCGGCGTGTTCGAGATATCGGCTGTCCAGTACGACCCGAGCAAGTTCGCACACATCGACACCGGCGCACGCCTTGAAGATCGCCCGATCAGCGTTGTGCCGATCACCGTCGTTCCGGCGCCGGCGAGCGTCAACATCACGTCGAACGTCGCGATCGACCAGGGCCTGGCCCTTAGCACCATGAACATCTCCTGGCCTGCCGTTTCTGGCGCGGTCGCGTATGACGTGGAATGGCGCAAGGACAGCGGCAACTGGATCAAGCTGCAGCGCACAGGCTCGACGAGCGTGGACGTCACGGGAATCTACTCGGGCGCCTATCTGGCCCGGGTTCGGTCAGTGAGCGCCTTCGAGATCTCCTCGATCTGGAAGAGCTCCAATCTGACCAACCTTGAAGGGAAGGTAGGCCTGCCGCCGGCGGTGGCGTTCCTTACCACCACCAGCCTGGTCTACGGCATCGGCATCCAGTGGGGCTTTCCACCAGGTGCAGAGGACACACAGCGCACGGAGGTCTGGTATAGCCAGTCGCCGGACCTGACGACGGCGGTCAAGTTGAGCGACTTCAGCTACCCGCAGGCCAAGCATGAGATGCACAGCCTGCTGGCGGGGGCGAGCCTGTTTTTCTGGGCGCGCCTGGTGGATCGTACCGGCAACGTCGGGCCGTTCTACCCGATCCCAGGTGCGGTAAATGGCCAGGCCAGTTCGGACCAGAGCGAGTACGAGAAGTACTTCGCGGACAAGATCGGCAAGGGGGCTCTGTACCAGGAGTTGCGCGAAGAGATCGAGCTTATTTCGGGAGATGGTCCTGGCTCGATGAATGCGCGCTTGCAAGAGCTGGACGCCCAGCTACAGGCGCAAATTGATGCGATTGCGGACATTGCAGACTCGGCGGCTTACGATCCTGAAAAGGCTTACACAGCAGGTCAAAGCGTGCTGTTCACTGACGGCATTCTGTATCAGGCCAAGGGTAATGTTCCCGCTGGCGCCGCGCCGCCAGATGCAAACTACTGGCTCAACGTGGGGCAAGCTGTAACGACTGCCAACGGCCTCGCCGCGCGCGTCACTACGTCAGAAACCAAGATCACCAATATCGAGGGGGTGAACACCGCTCAATCCACGGCAATCACTGGACTGCAAACCAGCCTCACCACCACCAACGGCAACGTCACTGCGGCGCAAAACGCTGCAAACGCGGCCAATACACTGGCAGGCGGCAAGGGCAAGGTGCTGGTGCAAGCGGCTGCTCCAGGGGCTGCTGATCAGCTTGTGCAGAATCTTTGGATCGATATCACTGGAGGTGCAAACACGCCGAAACGCTGGACGGGTTCCGCCTGGGCGGCTGTTAGCGACAAGGTGGCCACGGATGCAGCGGCGGCTGCTACCAACGCATTGGCCGTGGCAAACACCAAGGCAGATGCATCGACCGTCACAGCTCTGGGCAACACCGTGACGCAGCACGGCAACACCATCACGGCGCAGGGTACGGCGATCACCGGCATCCGGGCTTCTATCGGCCAGCAACTGGATAACCTGCTTATTCGAGGTAACTTCGAGGATGGCCTGGCAGATCCTTGGACCACATCTACAGGGGCCCCGGCAACAACGGTCGTAGCCACGGCATCCAGCTCGACGGCATTCAGCAAGGCGATCGCCTTCTATGCCAACAGCTTTTGCGGGATCAACTTCAACATCCTGACTGTGGCGGGTGAGCAGTTCGATGTGACGGCGGAGATTTCTGGGGATGAGATGACCCCGGGGCAGACCGGCAACTTCCAGATGCAGTTCTACAACAGCGCCAATGTGAACTTGGGCTATGTGACGGCCTTTTCATTTGCGGCCACCACTGGCGCGGGTTTCAAAAAGTTCTCGGGCCGTATCACTGCGCCGGCGAATGCGGTTTCTGCCAGGTTCGTCACCCGAATCATGGTCGCGAACAGTACGGGGCGGGCTCTGTGGTGCAACATCGCGGCGCGCCGAGTTACGGCAGCAGACGCTGCAAATGCGTCCGCTACTTCAAGCTTGGCGGCCACGGTTAGCGATATCGATGGCAAGCTGGTTGCAACATCTGAAAAGGTTGATGGGGTTTACGCTCAGATCAATCCAGCCTATGCAGGCGACACCGCGACCAGTGCAGGCGACAACACTGTCAGCGCGGGCGTGTGGTCCGTGTGGTCAGCGATTGCCGAGGGTGATTCAGCCCAAAGTAAACGAACTGACTTGGTTGAGGCAAAGGTCAACGGTAACGCGGTTGCCATTGCTGCTGAGACCACTGCGCGAGTTAATGCTGAAGGGGTAATGGGTCAGCAAATTGCGACCGTAGAAACCAATCTCAGCGGAGCCAACCTATCGATCGCACAGAACGCCCAGGCTATTCAGACGGTCGGCGACAAAGTTTCGGCTACCTGGTCGGTGCGCCTGCAGTACACCTCGGCTACAGGTGAATATAAATATGCTGGCGTGGGACTCGGCCTGGAAAACGGCCCTGGAGGCTTGCAGTCCAAGTTCATTATTGATGCGGATATGTTCGCCATTGGGCAGGGCGGCACGATTCCTTTTGCCGTAACGGACGGCCAGACGTTTATTAAAGCCGCGTTTATCCAGGATAGCACGATCACCAATGCAAAAATCGGGGCTTACATCCAGTCCGATGACTATGTTGCGGGTTCAGTTGGATGGCGACTGAGCAAGACCGGGGTTTTTGAAATAAACGGATCTGTTCCAGGGCAAGGGCGCATGACCATGACCAACAGATCTCTGCGCGTATACGACGCCGCTGGACAAAAAAGGGTGCAGCTAGGAGACCTATCGGAATGAGTTTCGGTATGCGGATATGGGGGGCTGACGGAGCCCTCCAGCTGGATGAAACATCCTTTACTGTCAGGGTTATATATTCGGCGCTTATACCCAAAACGGCCGGGCGCTTTATCGACATAGCTATTGCGGGCGTAACGCCCGCAACAGACTCCTGCGTCTGTATCCCTATCGTGCCCTACAGTACGAACGGGCAAAGCATCGACGCGATAGCATTTATTCCCTACGTCTACGAGGGCTATGTCCGGGTCTTCTTTGGAAGTCCGGCGGCCACTACTGGACCGACCGGGTTAACCACTCAAAGACTGATAGTAATGAGGAATAGATAGTGTCGTTCGGACTGACATTCACAAACAATGACAACGTCGTGACTCTGGACTCTGAATTTTCAAGACTTGTAATTCTTGATAGCGGAACGTGGGCGGGCAGCGGCGGTATAGGCATTGCCTTTTCAAGTGTAATTACAACTGACGAGCCCCCGCTTGTGTTTGTTAGGCCAGACCAGGACGACTACTTCGCCGCTTGCCTCGTCCAAGGCAGCGCTGGAAACTGGCACGCCTTTAGGTTCAACACACTGAAAGGAAGTCACTCCAGCGGAAAGTGGTTTATCGCCGCATTCAAATCCGCGCCAATAGCTGATTACGGCCTGCGGCTGTGGGATGCGACCTCGAAGATTATTTTTGATAGCGGCACGCCGTGCGCGCAATTCACACGAACCATATCCGCCTGGAACTACCTAGGGGCAGAGCAAACTCAGCCGGGGGTTTTCAGGTACAGCTGGTCCGCTTTTTCACCGATAAACACTGGCGACTACATGCTTTTAAACAATATCGCCATGGACATGGCGGGCACGGTATCAAGACAGGGCGTAGTCCAAGCGGTCTGGGATTACGGCGGGAACAGGTTAGTTATCCAGGCCACCGGGGTGGACCTGCCGACCGCACAGTATCTCTCGGTAGTCTTTGCGAAGCCGATTTCTTAAATTAGATAAAGAGAACCTACTTATGGCCAGACAGGCAATTAACCTGGGCGCATTGCCGAACGGTGTAGGGGGCGATACTCCGCGCTCTGCGAACACTAAGATTAATGATATGACCCAAGAGCTTTATGATGCGCTGGGCGCTACTACGGGTGGAAGTAATGCCAACGGCACATTTATTAGGTTCGCCGATGGCACGATGATTTGTCATGCCGCTCTTGTTTCGATTCAGGCGACGGCCAATGTAAGGAAGGACACTAATTTGAGTTTTCCTGCCGCATTTTTGGCGACGCCGACTTTGGTTCCAACCCTTCAATACCCCACGGTAGTCGATAACAACAATGTCGCGGTTAAGCGCTTTACCGGAACAGCGACTGGCCCGAGCGCGGCTTTAATTCAACTGACTACTGCGGAAAATAATACCTATATGGTCGGCTATATTGCAGCTGGGAGGTGGAAGTAATGATCATCAAGTTGTCACCGTTTTCCCCCATCGACCCCGCCCAGAAAATAACCCTCGAAAGACGCGGTGAAGCGTTAGTAATTAATGGTGAGTGTTTCGACTTTGGGCCTGTTCCAGACGGCGCCACGCTCCCAATGGAGGCGATCCTCAGCGAGTGGATTGCTCAGCCTGTCAGCCGTGTCGACGGGAGGCTGATCATCTGCATTCGACTACCTGTTGGCCCTGATGCGTCTGCGTCTGCGCTTTACCCCGCCGACATCTTCAATCCACCCAGCGGCAATGTGAGGCTTCCCCAGTGAGCAATATCGATTACAGCATGATGAAGACTGCCGAACAGCTGCAGCAAGAGCGTGAGCGCGAAGCGCTGGAGGCCGCCCTGGCTTCGCGGCGAGCAGCGTATCTCTCCGAGTCGGATCCGCTGCGCCTGGAAGCTGACTACGATGCCTTGAGTCAGGGGCTGGAGCCCGACTACACCGAGTGGCTGGCATCCGTAGCGGCGATCAAGCAACGCTTTCCGCTTCCAGCCGTCGCCGAACCCGTGAGCGACTGAGCTTTTGCCGAACACCGCCACCCGCAATCGAGCGGGTTTATTTTTGCTAAAAATACCTGGAGCACACCGTGCCTTACATCGTCATCAATTCCAGCAACGCCTTCGATCCCCTCAACCTTATGGAATTCGCCACGGCGGATGAGGCGGATGCAAAGGCTCGCGAGCTGCTGACCTCGCAGCCCCAGGCCGTTGTCCGTACCGCGCAGCTGCTGAACACCTACAGCGCCAAGGTAACGGTGAAGGTTGAGGCTGTGCCTGAGATCGTCCCCGTCGCCGAGTAGCTACATACCGATCGGCCCGACACCCGCCCTGTGCGGGTTTATTTTTGCCTGGAGAAAAAGCATGACCACTTCCGATAAAGACCGGGACATCCTGGCGCGCACGCTCTGGGGTGAAGCCCGCGGTGAGGGTTTGGCCGGCCAGATCGCCGTGGCCTGGACCATCCGTAACCGCGTATTCGACGGCAAGGCAAAGTCCTGGTGGGGGGAGGGCTACGCCGGCGTGTGCCTGAAGCCATGGCAGTTCAGCTGCTGGAACCAGAACGACCCGAACTACGCCTACCTCAGCGGTGCGAAGCCAATCCCGGCCGCGCAGCTCGCCCAGGCCCAGCGTGCTGCTGACCAGGTGATGGCCGGCGCGGTACCGGATCCAACCGGCGGGGCCACCCACTACTACGCAACCACGATGCCCAAGGCCCCGGCCTGGGCGGCGAAGGGCAAGCAGACGTTGTGCCTCGGGCATCACATCTTTTTCAAGGATGTGCCGTAATGACGTCCGTACAGAAACTGGCCGGGCTGGTGGTGCTGATCCTGGTGCTGATGGCCAGCGCCGCCGGCGTCACCTGGCAGGTGCAGGACTGGCGCTACGGAAAACAACTGGCAGAGATCGGCAAAGCCCAGGCAATCGCCCTAACCGAGGCTGGCAATATGGCCCGCCAAGAAGAACAGCGCCGCCAATCGGCAGTGAATAAGGAGGCGAGTGATGCGCGAGAACAAAACAAGGCTGCTGCTGTGGATGCTGGCACCGCTGATGCTGTTGGCGACCGGCTGCACGTCGAGGCAGGTAAATTTGCCGCCACTACCTGCGTCGATCCCGGAATTGCCCGAGGAGGCGCGTCAGCCGCCCGCGCCGCCATGGTGCTCTCCGAATTGTTCCAGCGGGCTGACAAGAGAGCGGGAGAGCTGGCGGCGGCGTATGACCGAGCCAGGATAGCAGGGCTAGCTTGCGAGCGGAGCTATCAATCGATGAACCACATTCGTGGTCGAGAAAATTAGCATGACCTCAATTCATTTAGGAAAAGCGGAATAG